ATGGTTTGTAAAACTAAAGCCCGCCGCAAATATTCCTCACAACTATATCGGGCGGAAGTAATGAACCTTTCAAGTAAACAATCTTCCTCTGTCCCATCTATATGTGCAAACTCTTTAACTTCATCAAGAGTCACAGGCTCTACAGGAGGCTGGGTTGAGATTATTTTCCAAGAACGATTACCATTAGGAGGTAATTCTTTTGAAATCAAACTCCCTGTTTTCCTTGGTATTGACCCGAACAAACCGTAAGACATAATATCCTCTATTTATTTTTCTCTATTCTCTTTGTAAGAATCTGAACTTGCTCTTCACCAAGTTTAGATGCCGGTTTAAGGTCACCAAGACCTGCTTCCTTTGCTTCGGCAACCAGATCTTTTGTGTTTACATCAAGCTTCTTGGCCAATACATACAAAAGGACTTTTTCAAAAGGATCTTTTACATTATCATTTCTGGTCCTTATTACTTTGTCCTCTCCTGGACCGGCCATTGCTTTGTTTTCAGGTGTATCTGGAGCAGACTTTCTTTGTCTTACGTATGATGCAGCTCCCATATCAACAAAAGATTTAGCCAAAGAATCATTCACTGTATATTCTGTATCTTTCTTAAAAACAATAATGGATATCCCATTTGGAGAACCTTGAGTTGTTGCTTTCATTTTAATTAAAGGCATATTTACCTCCTTTCCTAAAATTTTATTCTAAACTTATTATGTGTTGATGTCGCCAAACTGAGAAACAATCGACCATACATTGTCTGCAAATGCTACAAGATGCACACCACAATCACTTGCAATAGAAGTATGCATTTCAAAACCACTTACTGCTGCTCCTACTGAATCAAGTATGATACACCCTGAAGTACTAACATCAATCTGAGTACTTGCATTGTCGAATGCGCCAACACTATCACCACAAAGATGAAGGTGTACCTCGGCTCCAGCAGAACAAGATGTAAGCCAGAATGAAGCACTTACCATTGTTGCAGAACCAATGATCTTTACGAATTTCTGATTTGCTGGAAGATTACTTACATCCATTACACTGTTAAGAGCAAGAGGTATAATAAGAGCTGGGTCCATCTGAGAATGAATAACCCTTGCTATATCCTCTGCTGCTATTACTTGGCTAGCCATGAAGAAATTAAAGCCACTTTGGCAATTCATCTCTCCACTGGTTTTACCGACTAGCCTGTCTCCGCCTTTATCGGTATAAATTTTTGTTTGATATGTTGGATCTGGTACTACCATATCTTCCTCCTATACTTAAAAAAAGTTATACCAGGGGACTTTCACCCCCTGGCTGATAATGATTGTTACCGAGGAAGATTAACAGGCCAATTGGCTGGAAGACCAAGATAAGCCATTCCTGCCATTGCTGTATAAGAAACGTTTGTAGATGCGCTCACAATCAATCTTGCGTACCTTTCCTTACCCTTGTATCCAATCAGATGAACAAAAGAGTCTGTAAGCATGCTTGCCTGGCTTGTAACGCTTATTCCAAGAGCAAGTACATGACCAGAAGTTGTACTGGCATATACAGGAATACTCATTGGATAAGAAGCTCTTGTGTCTTCATCAAGAGCAAGCCAACTGTCTATAGTAAGTACAGACATCATCCTTGGAAGATCAATACCAAAGATATCTTCTGCGGTGCAATCCTGCCATGCATCAATACCAGCTGCAGAATCACTTGCCTTCTCCATATAAACGTCTAGCTGATCAGTAACGCTTGCAAGAGAAAGGATGCTGTGCTGGATTGCAAAAGTAAGGGTCTCGTAGCCCTGTGTATCCACGGTTGCACCTGTTACTGCAGCAACACTTGGATCTGCTAGGTGCGGCTCGAAAATTTCGAAAAACTTAAAATTACTTCTTCCGTCTCTAATAGCCATATCTAAAAACCTCCTTCTTTAAGTTTACATTTAAAAGCAATTACTATACTGCAATCTTTCCGAGTTTGATTGCCTGATAATTGATCACGTCTCCACCAACTCTCTTACGGGTATAGAACTCGATCATTGGTTTAACAGTCAGGTTATCCCTTATGATTGTTATTCCAAGACGATCTACAACCATGTATGCCTCTCTCCAATCTGCAATAGCTACAGACAGGGTTCCGGCTGCTATTGTTGGCATTGTGGTTGACATACGAACCGGAAGACCAAGAATATTAGAAGGCATATTTGGCTCAAGGCCTGCTCTCCAAATATAATTACCTGTTCCGTCCTTAAGCTGCAGAGTCTCATTTACAGTAAGGCGATTCATGAGCCAGGTACCACGATTCAGGTAATGCTCGATCAGAGACATCTTTACATCATGGAATCCATCACCAGTAAGAGCGGCTGCTGCACCCATGTTAACCTGCTCGATCTGTCCCCAATTAACACCATTATCGTAGGTCAGAAAACCCCTTGGAGAATTAACACCCTGTCCTGCTACAAAGGCTTCGCCCTCTGCTCTCATAAAACGATCGGCAACCTTATTTGCAAGCCAATTCTCTATGTTTATTCCAGAGTCCTCAAGAAGAGTCTGGCTTGCACGAGGCTTGGCATACATTACATGTACAGGAATTCTTTTCTTTTTCCACTGTGGTGTATTTGTCTCATCACCAGCAACAGTCTCACCTTCCCAGCCATAACCAGTATCGCCCCAATCAACCATCCACTCAATAGCTCCAGTGGTAATAGTCTCTACAGATGAAAGCTGTCTTACTGGATCAGACTCACGAAGCTTGGTGACAATGGTGTTAGACATTGCGGGAGTTACGGTGTAACCACCGTCTGGATCAATACCAACAGAAAGAGCCCTTAGATTCTCCGGTGCAAGAAATCTCTCATCCTTACGAATAAAACTCTCCATTGCAGGCAGATAATTCTTGAATGCATCAACATCAACATTCAGAGCTTCGAGTCTTTCCATTGTAAGACCCTTCGCACTTACGTCCTTGACGCAATGACTGGCAATAGCAAATTGCTTGGCTTCGTCATTCAACTGCATCATGTCTTTGTCGTAAGACTTGGTATCCTCTTGACCAGGCCTCTTAAGAGCAACCTCGATCTGATCCATCCTGTTGTTTGCAACCTCAAGAGCATCTGCAGCTTTCTTGTCAAGATCTCCCTGACGGGTTGTGATCTCTTCTGAAAACTTGACTATCTGCTCTTTAAGCTCTGCAGAAACTTCGCCTTTACTCTCATCAACAAGATGTCTCATCTCGGTAAGAGACTTGTTGAGATCCTCGTAGTTCTTCTTAGTATTCTCACCAAGAGCCACGATTTCTTTCTGGACTGCCTTTACCACTTCTGGTTCTGGAGTCTGTGAGCTGTTGTCCTCTGCCATACCTAAACCCTCCTAAAATTGATTAATGTTTATACCAACGACAAATTACAAATCATCTTGGAAATACTGTCATCTGTTTCAATAATCATCGACTCAACAGGAAATACATTCTTCCATTCCCGATTATCATAATCTTTGAAAGCAGGCGGTTCTTTATCGAACTCTTTATAGTGCTTTACAAGATGATCATAGACACCTCTTCTCTCGGTTGAAGGTATCTGCGTTCCTGGCTGTAGCAACTTTGCCATAGCATTCGTAACTCCTCTCCATATGGTAGTAAAAGAACCTGCCTTATGATGGGTGAGTTTGTAAGATGCTTTTACATCTGGTTTTGTTGAATCAAACCAAGTAGCCATCCTAACTAACTGATCCGTATCAGCCTTCTTTACCTCTTCAGATCCATCCCAAGTTGTATTAGGTGGAGCATTACGATAAGAATGGAAAGGGATAACCTTCTCCTCCTCAAGAGCAAGAGCGTCCTCAAAGCTTTTGCCGACGGCTGTGTTAACTTCCTTTAAGCTATCTAAAATACCAGACAGCGCCCCTAGCCCAGTGACAACCCCTGCCTCCCGCAAAGATGGTCTGCACAACTTTACAACATATTTAGAAGCGTTTTTGGAAAGCCCAGCATCCCGCAAGGCCTGTTCCATTTCTCTTTCTGTTCCTGCTTCTTCTATGTTTTTAACATTGTTGACTGTTGCCCCAAGCTTGGCAGGGAAAGTCACAATGCTTAGCTCCCATAAATCGATCTCTTTTATAACCCTTATTCTTTTCTTCTCATCTATTTCGTATTGAACGGCACTATAACCAATTGACTGCCCAAGTTTAAATGTTCCAAGTTCTGCACCAAGTTTCATGATTTGGTAGACATCATTACCTAATGATGATGCAAGGGCGAGTCTACCTGAACTCTTTAGCCCTTTCTTATCCTCTTCCAAAGAAGCCCATACACCTGGAAGACTATCTCTTTGATGTTGCCAAAGCATTGCAATACCGGATTTAAAGTGACCCCCTGCTTTGAGTGTCTTGGCAAAAGCTCCTGGACTTATAATATCTCTATAAGCATCAGGTTTTTTATCGAAAAGAGAACCATACCCAGAAAAGGTTCCGTCCTCTTTTATGTCTTCTGCCTTAACCTCAAAAGGAACAGCCATGTATCTTTTTTCTGTATCCCCTTTTGTCTCAATATCCATTTTCATCCTCCCTGTTTTTGTTAAGCTTGAAAGCAAAATTTTTGACCTGTTCGTTTATTGTAAAATCTTTTGGTAATACTTCTAATTGCGTGATAAAGCAGAACGCATCTGCAATGAATGATATTACCGGCACTTCCTTTTGGATCACCAGGAAAGTCTAAAGCCTCTCCGGTCTTCATAAACTTACCATCCTGAGAAGTCCTTTCGCCATCCGCTCCGACGTGATCCCACTTATTCCATTTATCTGGTCTTCTCACTCTTTCGTCTCTTGCTGTCGCCCATTCTCTCTCAAACTTAACACGGGTTGAAGCTACGCTTTCATCCACCGCCTTGACGGCTGCTGTATGGGTTTCTGTCCTTACTATTCTCATTGCTCTGGAATTGCTTGTTATCTTACCAGTAATTCTTAGTTTCTTTGCTATGTCTCTGTTGGACAGACCCTCTGACATACCTTTTTTGATAATATCTGCTATTATTTTTTTGGTTGTGTTTTGGATCTGGGTAACCTTCTGGGCACCGTAAATTTCAATCCAACTATTCAGCGCATTCCAAAATTCATCTTTAGGTGACTTGCTGTCATAGTAAACAAAGCTTTTGCTTGTACCCTCTAATGCTTCTGTGGCCTTTCTATTAAAAAGAGTCGCTGTTCTGCGATAATGCCTTTGAAACATATCAAGGATTCTTGCACGGTAATCATCGATAAGAAAATCAATGCCAATCATACCCTGTTCAATTGCTTTTGCTACGGCTATGAATTGACCGTTAATAAGAGGCTTGAATTCTTTTACCCCAACAGCGTCAAGGGTATCCATAAGCCGACCCATTTCAGCTATATGTCTTGCCCTTTGTTTACTGTTGGTGATATTGATCATTCTTATTTATACCTCTTCTTCATCTCTTCGTTTATTTGTATCCATGTATAATAATGACCCGGAGAACCTTTCCTTTTATGTACATGGACTGCGTCTTTTCTTTTCCAGTAAAAACCAGAAACTAAACCTGAATTAATTGCTGCCTTTGCATAAAACCGATAACCTGGATGTGAAGCTCTCCAAATCGCTGTATTGTTTTCTTGATCGAATAAAAAACAATCTACTGCTTCTCCATATTGGTGCCATGACATGCCTGGAAGAGAATTAGTTGCCCACCTTCCACTTTGAGGACCTACGCTATCCAGGACCTCAGAAAGCCATTCAGCTCCATTTTTATATAGGAAGCTCACAGCCTCTTTTATTTGTGTTGAAGGCCTGGATTGTCTCCATAGTCTGGATTGATCAAAAACATCTCTTACAGTGAAGTAAGGAGTCATGATGTAACCGTACTCTTTGCATTCATCAAGAACACTAACAATTTTATTCCAAAAATCATTTTCGAGTTGGTCCATTTTTCTACTCATCATTATCCTCATCTTTATAGTCATCTTCTCCGAGCATGGAATCTATTTCACTTTCTGAATAACCTTCGTCTTTTAATTTTTGACGAACAATTAAATCTCTTGTTTCATCATCCCCTTTGTCCTCTTCTTCAAAGCCAAGAGGAATCTTAGAACTATCTATAAGAATGACATCTCCTGCATTTCCGATACTGTCATGGCCAACCATAGCTCTTTTCTCATTTGTAGTAAGGAAGTCGCTAGCCTGGGCTCTCTCCCACAGAGCATCCCTTCTTGGTGATAATGCAGGAACTTGATCTAAATCATAATCAATATATCTGTTGCTTTCGTCGTCATACATCCAATTATTAATTTCGTCTCTATGATACTTAAGGTAACTAATAATTGTTGTTTCCCAGAAACCTAAACGAGCCTCTCTCATATTGCTGTATGTGTTGTCACCTGGAATACCAAGTAACATAGGAGGAACACCATACCCACGAGCAATACCTCTTGCAAGCTCTCTACCACCCTCAACAAAGTCAAGATCCTTTGGAGACCACGAATAGGGTTGTACTTTGGTTCCGCTGTCTCCAGAGATAATAAAATCTTTACCGGCATTAGCTGGACCACCATGGTTCTCACTTAAGTCTTTTTCAAGTTGGTCGAACTGAGCCTCTCCAACCGCACCAATAAGGGTAAAGACCATACCAGGCCTTCCTTCATTATCAAGTACGGATTTATTCCATTGTGTCGCTGAATTACTTGAGTCTATTTCTCTTGCTGCAGACTCCGTTGGTGCCGCTCCCCAAAAATCATCAGTTGGATGAAATGTTTTAAGGTGTAAAACATCCGCCTGATTAGTCATTGGATCAACATCAAAATCAGTATTGTTACTATTAACTGTATATCTATATCCGCTTAATCTTCCTTTGCTATTTGTTAATATCTTCATTCTGTCAGGCCTAAGAGAATAAAGCTCCATAGGAAGACCAACATTAGGACCACTATCAGGAGCAACCCTCTCAATAAATGAATTACCATCCAAGGCAAGATAAGCAGATAGCTGCAACATTAAGAAGGCCCAACTCTCACTTGGATTAGGTCTTCTTAACAGTTTATTTACAGGATCATTTTTGTCTGTTACTTTTTGTGGTTTATCATCATGCCCCATTTCATACTGATACCATGGAGCTATACTTACACTTTTAGCTATTTCGTCTATACATCTAAAGGCAATGACATTTTTAAGATAAGCCTCATTGGCAAAGTTATCAAAATCTCTAGGGTTCCAAACAGTTCCACCATGCCCTGCACCTGTTATAACGGCAGAAGTACGGCTTTCTTTTTGTTCTGATTTATTTTTAGACCAAAATTTCCAATGCATTAAGTGTCCTTATCTAAAAAGAGTCTTTTATAACTTTGATGATTTCGTCTTTTGCATGCCCTATTTCTTTTGAAACATGTTCCTTCATGTCTGCTTGGACTAAAGAACACATTAATTCATGCTTGTCTTTCTCGACATATTCTTTTTCTATTTTAACAAACCTTGATAGTCCTTCTTCAGATACGTGTTTTGATCCTGATGTCTTTGTTGATTTTTCTGGGAACCTAGTATTGAGTTGATCAATACTTAATGATGGTGTTTTGGTTCCTGTCTTCAGTAATGGCAATTTCCCTTTTGCCCAGCTTAACCCGCCAACAAAAGCACCGACGGCCAAACCGACTCCGGTCAAAATTTCAACAAGCCCTGTTTCAGCAGACATATACACTCTCTCCCTAGCTAACGGTAATATATTCATGTACCTCGAACCTCACTCTTTCTGTGTGTCCTGACCATGTAGGAGTTACAATATAGCCTTGAAGCATCCATACACCTGATTGGTCTAAGGTTCCAGAAACGGTAGTAAACGTTAACTTTTTCTGTGTTTCGTCTAATGAAGCAGTCCATTGTCCTGCTGTTACTTGATCTGGCTTTATATACTTGATAAGAAGAGATGTTGCTGCTGATATATCCACCTCTGTATCAAGTACAATTTGGGTTCCTATATCATTTTCAAAAACTTTATCGCAAGATGAAGACATCTATATCTCCTTGGAAATAATAGGGGCTGATAATTCAATAACCCTAGAAATAGGAGAAGAAAACTCAACTATATTTGTTGGTTTTCTCTTTGAGCAAATCCTTAAAATGTAAGCAACTATCTTTTTTATCATTTGTATAGTTTCGCCCTAAACTCTTTGATTCTTGTGAAATTAGTTATTGATTCAAAAGTAGTTGTAAAATGAGCTACAAATTCAATCACCCTTTGCACTGGATTGAATTTGTAGCCAAAGCCTCTTGTAATAACCCTTTGGTTTCTTCCAAATCCTCTAGTTACTACACCACTCATACTCTTGTCCTTTCAAAGATGTTTTCTGAGGTTGCATTACCATCTGCATCAAGCAGATTAAATCTTGCAACCTCAGTCACATTGTCACTCTTGTAAAAGATCATCTGGTTAAGGGTTGTGTCTACCTTCCACCTACCACCCTCAATATCCTTAAGGAAGGTGAGGTCAGATACAGTAAAGGAATATGGGATACCACCTGTATCTCCACCCACTGTAGCCTCAATATAGACAGTATAAGTTTTGTTGAGTTCGAATCCATTTGCAACACTACAAGAAATCAATTCCGAATAAAGCCCAGTCGTGTTACTATCATCCAACTTAGCCATTGTGCCCGTAAGAATAGCTACGGCTGTTTCATCCTCATAAATCCTATAAGAAGGAGCCGAATCAGCATCGGTCAAAACACCTGTATCTGGATCATGCGTAGTAATAGAAAAAGTTAAAGTATTTCCTAATTCTACATTTGATTGACACCCCATTATTTCGACTCCTTCTCATCTTTATATTTCTTTAATTTTGCTTGCATTCGTTTAGCCATTGCCATTGCTTCTCTACATTTAAGCTGTATGTCTTCGTCTTGTGTTGATTGGTAAATCTCCCTAAGCTTCTGACATATTGTTTTATGACCTTCGTACCTTCTTCTCTCCATCTTCTTTTTAGGTACCGGATCAATTGATTCGTATGGCATTATCAACATCCCTTAAAAATTCATTGAATCTACCTTTGGTCTTACCCCATCCTGGAATCTCATCTGCTAATTCCCAACCCTTAATAGAATTCTTCGATCTAAACTGTTCTGGTTTAAATCGATTAGCAGTAAGATTGTAAGCATGACGAATATCGACATTGGGATAATCTGACATCCATTGTTCAGAACTATAGTTATCAATCCCTCTTGGATAAGCATGAGTGCCAGGTTCAAAGCCCATCTTACGAGTGAAGCCATCCTTCTCGACTCTTTCGATCCTCTTTCTGTAATGTTCCAAAAGAAGGGCTCTATAAGCGCACAGGCCAGATAACTGTTTTGTATAATAGAAAACAGCCTGCCCGTCTTTAGCTCGAACCTTCCAAGTGTTTTCGTTATAATAAAAAACATCTTTATTAGAAGGTACAAAATCAAAATGGCTTGGATGATATAAAACATCGTGCTCCGTAAGAAAAATTATGTCTGCATCTGTGTTTTCAAGGCCGGTTAATATCTGTTTAAATATTGCTAGAGGTGAAGGTTTAATATCAACCGTAATATTTTTATAGCCGAAATCTATTGGAAAATGGGAAACAGAAACAATCGGGTGGTTGCATGATTTCTTTAATTGCCTGCGAACTATATACCCAATTCGTTCCTCTATTATATTATTTGTATAGTAAATTGCCCCTTTTTTAAAGGTTTTAATATCTTGATTTTCTTGAACTTTTTGTTTTTCTCGATTTTCTTGTTTACTTCTGCTGTCTTTTATAGTTAAACTAAAAGGTTTACCTTCCTTTGGTAGAGTCAAAACAATATCTGTTGGTTTAGTGTCTAGAACAAACTCCTGTTTCTTTTGATCAGATACAACCCTTGTAGAAACATTAATCTTTTCGGCAATAATCATTTTGTCCCAGCCAGGCAATGGACCAAACTTATCAATCAACCATTTAAGATCATGCTTCTGTTTGCGCCACTTATTATTCAACCAAAGATCTTGACTGTAATTCCTTGCCTTTACTATTGCTGACTGCGCCATTGGATATGGAAACCCGAATCCCTTTTGGGTTCTTGGAAGATGAGAGAACCAAGTATTTTTATTTATTATTTGCCTTCCACCTGACAACCATGTTTTGCAAGCAAGCTCAACAGCCATCTGACCCCATGAGCCATGATTCTCATCCATCCCTTCTATTTCCCAGTACCAATCTCTTTCCATAAAGAAGCAGGCACCAATGCAACACATGACATCCGTAATGTCTCCTTTTGCAAACGGCCTGATCTTGTGGCTGTAAATCTGTTTTAATTCATTGGTTTCTTTTCCATACATTTCTTCGTAGGGTCTTATACCTGGACCATCAAAGTATTTCATTCTCAATTCTGTATCGAACCACATATAGTCCGTACGCTTTCTATTCTTCTTATCCCACATGATCCTGCGTTCAAACTCGTTATGCTCTCCACACTTATCACAGGCTGTTCTAATTGGGCCTTGGTCATGATGGTGGTCACATCTTTCACAAACCCAATGGAAAGCATCAAGCACATACATCCTTGGAATGACTGTATAGTTTGGTTTACAACTCTCTATGAGCTTTTTATCAAACCCTTTATCCAAACCACAATGAGCATCGAGCTTCATCACATATTTTGCTTGAGAGAATTTAACCCCCTCATTTGTTGCTGCTCTTTGGCCTATTGGTTCAGAGTGATGTATCAATGTTACTTTTGGATGATCCTTTATTCCTGGGTTTGGCCAGTATCCATCCAGTATAGCGATTACCTCCGTATCTGCTTCTGCATTAAGTAAAACCGACTCAATTGTCTTCTGCAGGAACTCTTCATTTCTTGCTGGTATTATTACGCTAAGATCTGTCATATCAATACTCCATCCCCGCTTTGCGTTTTGATATTTCTAATAAATGATCCTGAATA